CTATAGAAATTCTTGGAATAGGATTTGTATTGGTTGGTTTGTTAGTATCTGGATTACATATATCAATAGAAGCGCCTTCTTTAGGTACTTGTTGTTCCAATGTTGGAAAATTGGTATTCAATACTGAAAATAAATTATCATCCGCATCATCTGGTATTAAAATATTTAGTCCAAATATTAATATTAAAATGGCTATTATTACTCCTGGCATATATGAACTACCCAAATAACTATTTGCCGAACTCATTAATTTTAGCATAGCCAAAATGATAATAAAGGTTTTTTTATAATAAAATACATTTTTTATAAATGAAATTAAATTCATTTTTTGTGCAGGTTCATCTGATTTATTATCCTTTTTTCTTACTATATAATTTACAGATAAAGCTTTTAATAATGTGTATATTGTGATTAATGCGGGTGATATTATTATAGAAAATAATGCTGCCCAAAAATATAATATGGAATACATTATTATTCTTGGATAATCAAATAAAAGGGGATCTTCATTATTTGGTTTTAGTAAAACTGAAATTAAATCTATAAATTTTACTATATGTGTATATATTCCATAAATAAAATTACCTACATATATTCCTATCAAAATTATTGAGAAAAATAAAGAAAACCCTAACATAGTTAACCATTCAGGTAAGTAATTCATATAAAAAAATACACTTGAAATTATAAAAAATGACATACACATCATTGATTTTAATACATCTGTTTCAAAAATCCAAAAAAAACTATCTGTTTTTTTTTGTAAAGAACATAACCACATACCAAAAAATTTATCCATAAAATTTATATCTGCTTTTTCATTAAAGAAATTAGCTTCTTGTATCCAATATTTTTCTGGTTCTGCCCAAAATCCTAAGCCATACCATGACAATATTTTTACTGGATTCATGAAAATAATTTCCTCCGTTAAATCTCTTTTTACGTTTGTATATGGCTGCATATTGATTTCTGTAGGAAATACATTCGCATTTGCTGCCTTCGCAAGAAATAATCCAATAGATCCCACACAAACAACTCCTATTAGTATCCCCGATATTAATCCGTTACTAAAATTTTTAAAAAATCCACCCCAATCGGCTTTTTCTGTAGTTGTTCCTTCATCTTCAGCCTTTTTTTCATCAATAGCACTAGGTTCTTCTTTTGACATTTTATAATAAATATATATTAAATTTTATCAGTTTTTATGAATAAATGTATTTATATTAATTAAATTATTATTTATATATATGAAGATTTCAATAAATATAAAATACATTGTAATCATTATTTTTATTGTATTATTTTTATACATTATAAATTCTAACTCTAAAGAAGGATTTGATCCTAATGCGTTACTAACATATGATAGTAATAGTCCTAAAAATAGTCATAACGTAGATGTAGTAAATAATCTATATAGTTGTTCCAACTTTTGTGGACCCAAAGCTACTTGTATCAAAACTAAAGAGCAATGTACTTCAGATATTGATTGCCAAGGATGTCAGCCACCTATTAATAAGGTACCTCCAACATATTTAACAGATACAGAAGTAAAGCCATCAGATGAAGCTGGCAAACTAACATTGTCGCAAACGCCTCAATATTCAACGCTAACATCTGATATTGGTTCAAGAGCTACTTATGCAAAACCAGGTTCCCTAAATGAAGAAATTGTTAGACCATATGAAGGTTATGATAAATGGACCAAGTCATTTAATTATGGTCTTGAATTAGCTGATAAAAAATTAATATATCAATATTCTCCGGAGCCTGAGGAATATCGTTCTATGCCTATATATCCAGTAACAAGATCGGCCACTGGACTTTTCTATGATACAGGACCAACTGCGGCAAATGCGACGATGTAAATGAAACAAAATTTTGTTTTACTTGGAAGAAATAATAGTGTTATTTATCAATTATCGATTCTTTGGCAACCTTGCTGACTATTTTTTCATAATTTTTTAACTGTTCTTCTGTTGTTAGTCCAGACATGGAATTGCCTACTATTTTTAAATATAAATCGTTTTTTCTTGATTCTGAGTCAGTACAATCTGGATATTTTTTCTTCCATTCATTGATTTGTTTTATATTTTCATAAGCAACTTGTTTTATTGCCTTTTTTAAAATAGGCTTGGTTTCTTCTTCTTTTATCCATTGATCATCATTTTTAATGTATAAAATCTCTCTTTTTAAATCTGAACAATGTATTGGTCTTTTGTTTACATCAAGCTCTTTCAAATTCTTATTCATTATCCTTGAAACACCTTCTACATAACCTAATCTCCCAGTTGTTTCCAAATCTTCTAATTCTACCTTGATTGAACTAACAAATTCACTGATATTTAGTGCATCCTTACATTCTTCGTTTAAAAAGAATTGTAAGTTGAATGTTTTGTTATGCGAATTGTTTGTATTATTTGTAATGTTTAAATTATCTTTCTTAATTAATTCTAAAATTAATTTTTTAAATTCTGTATTTTCTTGAATAAGCATTTTAATAATTTCATTTTCTGTAACCAAATTCGCTGTTGGTAAATCTGGAGATATTTCTGGAGATTTTTGGTGGTTTATTTCTTTATGTGGTAGATTTTCCAAACATTTTTTTTTGTGTCTCCATAATCCTGACCTATTTACATATTCTTTTTTACATATTTAACAGCATATTTTTTTTTGTAGCTGTTTGGTTAATAAAGTATGCTCCGCGTCTCTTTTTATGTGTTTTGCTGTTAAAATATGCTTTTGCCATTCGCTATTTTTGTTGCATTTATAGTTACATAAAGAACACTGAAATTTTGCGGAGATTTTTTGTTGCGATCCAGTTGCCAATTCCATTTTATATAGCAACATATAAAAAATCCCTAAATCCTTTTTTTTTGAAATTATTTTTTTTTAATCGTAACATTTTTTTTCATGTAAAAAATATATTTAGACCATTATGCTCACAACTGACTTTTTCATACCCCCTTTTTCAAGGAGATTTTTAGGTTTTCAAAAATGGACATTTTTAAAAATGTCCAAAATCCAAAAATCTTTTTCCAAATTTATGTAAAAAAGTGAGAAAAACATGAATTGGACATTTTTGTTTTAGAGTGTTTCACTGTGACTGACTTTACATCAAAAGGTTCCAAATTATAAGATCTACATCATTTTATAATAACACTTTATGCGTATTTTCATTAGCCTTACCATAAGTTCGCCCTTGTTATGATGTCATTATTATTATATATAATCTTAAATTTTGTGACGATATATGCTAACAAATATTTTTTACCATTTAATTTCAATAAATTTACATAAATTCATTTCATGTTGCTGACAACCGGGGAATATTATAGAACAGCATTTGGGCTCAGAGATCGTAATATTGCTGTCAATTAATATATTTTTTAAACGATTAATAATTATTTTATCGCTAAATTTGCTAAGAATTCCAATATACCTTATATCATCTGGTCTACTAGTAGGAACATAAGAAGCTACTGTGTAACTGGTTAAATTTTGTCTAGATAATTTTATAACTGTTTCTACAATACGCTGTATTTCTTCATTAAGCATTTTATTCATATAGTGTTGATGTAAACCCCTTAATTGGGTTCGTGTATATATTTCATTAGATGAAACAAATCTAATGCTTAAAATAAATAGTAGGACTTTAAAGGAATACATTCTGCTTTTATTTGTTAGTTATAATATTACAAAGAATGGTAATATTATATTCAATTTTTTTTATTTAAGTAGCATAAGCTAAACCGCAGTTGCCACCAATAAAGATAACTTGATTAATTCGCTCTTCAAACAAGGTCATGTTAAAATTATAATCATAAATGCGCCAAGTTGGTTTATTAATACCGATAATATTGCCTGTTGCTGGATCACAAATAACCAAACTCTGAGCTAATGGGTCTAAAGGCGGAATAATAGTTGTAAATTCTATTTCAATTTGGTTAAAACGGCTCATATTAATCGCACCAGATGGTTGTAAATCAGCATTATTAGAGTTCAAACAAAAGTTGTAACAATATAGACCGGGTGGAGCATTACCACTAGTCCGAATATACTTTTCAATATAATTGAAAATACCGGCAGGCTGAACATTTTCCCTGTAAGAACCATCTAATAAAATACCCATGACAACTAAAATATATTTGTCATTTTCTGGTGTATAAGTGGGTGTAATTAAAAGACCGGTTAAATTGCCATTAGGATTCACACCGGGACCAATATTAATAGGAACCAAATTACCAGATGCGTCTGTTCTATAAATAGTATATGCTCCAGACGCAGGAGCCGGTATGACATCTTGTGGCATATAATTGTATGGCCAATTTGTATAATTAGACCACTCATTACGCAAATTAACATCACTGCGCTGAAAATAAAACATCCAGTCAACCACCATTCCTAATGAATCTACTTCGACTTTGTTAGGTCCTGTTACATTATAAAAATGTTGCTCATGAACTTGTTTAATTAAATATTTTTGCTCTTCTAATGCGAAGACACGTTCTTCTTCATTAGATAAAAAACAATAGGTACAATTTAAATGTACATCGGCATTCCATAAAGTTCTTTGATCGGAATACGAATTGATGCCAATATTAATGTCAGGCGGTGGCTGTAAGAAACGATAAAACTGCATATACCAAGCATTAAAATTGGGAGCTATGTAAGGAAAATTAAAAGTAGAATCAAAAACATCACGTATTTGAAACAATTCATTAATAGGTCTTAAAGTAATATTAATGTGTAGCTCATTATATTGAAGCGAAGTTAATGGAAATGCCATTTGTGTTTTCAATCCAAACCAATTGTTTAATGGGATATATAAAATGCGACCTCGTATAGAAGGTTCAGGACCGGCTAATGCATCTGTATAATAAGCATTAGGATAAGAGTTGACACGAGAACCGGCATTTGCTGGATCATTTAATTCAGGAACATTTCCGATCATTTCATAAAAGAGTTCTTTTTTTTGGCCAGTAAAATCACGTTGAACGGCGGCTAATAAATAGTCACCAGAATATTCTTGAAGTGTATAATTACCACAAGTAATGCTAATTTTAGAAATCATTTTTGCTCCTAAATTTTGTATCCATTTGAATTCATATGGAACCCAGTTTTGACTATTGACACTTTCAGCGGTATCATTATTAGGGTCTTGTGGAGGCAAAATAGGGCTCCAAATGTTAGGTAGAACAACAGAAAGATAACAATCCATTAATAAGTCGGCATATCGTGGAATTTTAAATGTATAAGTAGATTCTTCAGATAATCGTAATGTTTTAGAACCTTCAAAATCAACTCTGAATT